ACATTGAAGGAAGGCTTGGAGGTTATGATTCTCCACCCACTTCGCTCCCAAGGCTTCTTTGGAAGAAGGCTAAACGCGTTGAACTCTTGGTTCAGTTGCGACCAGACCTTTCGTCCATAGATTGCTTGGTAGGTACCAGCCGTAGTGCTCATTAGAGGAGCATCGGCCTTTAGGATGTCACCACTGCTGTACGTGTATCCGGTTAGAGCAGTACCACCGTAGTAGTATCGCTCCATGTCCTGGATTGTCCTTACGTAATCACGTGCCATCAGTTGTCACCTCTTAGTGCGCTGCCGGCTAGTCTGTGAACATCGTCCCAGGACATCTCGGCCATTTCCATAGTCTCGGGCACAACCACGTTGGTCTCGGGTGCGCTCTTGGTTATGGTCTCTCCGGTCTCTGGGGTACTCATGTTGTCAAACCTGTCAGCGAGAGATAGAACTGCTTTCTGTAGGTCAGCGAGAGGGCCTCTTGCGTCAAATTCGTCGCGGGCCTGCTCGTGCTCTGCTGCAGTCATCTCCTTCTGGAATCTCATAGAGAACTCGTTACCAAGGTCAGTCTTGAACCTCTGCTCGAGAGCAGCGGCCTTGTAGACCTGGTATGCTTCCTCTATCTGAGTCGGGGATACCGCCTCAGGGCTGATGTAGTCATCTGCTTTGATGACGACCTTGTTCCCAGTAGCACCGGGTCCAAAGTTCATCTTTGGTCTCTTACCAGAATCATCTTCACCAGCACCCTCGATGCTTCCCTGGCCACGGTG